GTTCCGGTGGGGTGGTCGAATCGGATGGCTCCGCCTGGGGGGAGTATCGCCGCTGTCGCCGGCCGCCCGTTCTTTCTCATTTCCGCTGCGGCTTTTCCCCGTCCGTGTAGCCCGCCCCGTATACTTTCACGGTTTTCGGCATGCGAAAAGTAAGGACCGCATCACGCCGCTCATATGCGCACCGCGGTCCAATGCTTTTCGGCAGCCATTTTCGCGCCGCTCATATGCGCACCGCGGTCCAATGCTTTTCGGCAGCCATTTTCGCGCCGATCATTTGATCTCCAGGATCTCCGTTACAACAATAAATTTGCCAGGGACAATCATGTCCCTGGCAATATTGTTTCTCCCGTAGGGGCGCTTTTTTATCTTTCAGCCCTTGCAAATGTGATTTCGTAGGATCCATATGCGGCCAGCGCCACGATAAAAGCGTTCAGCACGGACAGGAGAAAACTGTTCAATGTGATGCCGGACGTGAACGCGGTGGCGACGACCATGATGGTGAGGGCGATCAGGTAGACAAACAGCCTCGTCGGGATCTTCCAGACCCTGTCAAGTGGCACCTTGGTAAACTGTACGATCAGGAGGGTGGCTGCGGTGGCCCCGGCGATGGTGGCGAGGTAGGCCCATGTCCACGGGCCGGGCGTAGGGTCCGGCGTCGGCTCCGAGACGATGGCCTCGGCAGGTTCCTCGGCGACGACTTCCTCGGGCAGCGGGCCCTCGAAGGTCTCGGCCAGAACGGGCAGGACGATGACAAAAGCCATCAGGGCCAGCAGCAGGACGGCCAGCAGTTTCTTCATGGTGGATTCTCCTTTCTTGGGTTGCATGAGGTTTGCACGCGAACGCCCAACGGGCAGTCGGGTCTTTGTTCGCGTGTAAGATCGTGTTACTTCCCGTCGTTCATGACTTGGGCTTGAAACTTTTCGAGGTCCGCAATCCGATGGTTTGCGACTTCGATCCGTTCCTCGACTACGGGCATTCGCCGGGCAAAGTTGTTATGTTCTCGGACCTCCCGAGTCAGTTCCTCGATCTTCGTGTCGGTGACAGCCTGATTCCTTTCAAGCTGGGCCTTGATCTTCTCGTCGGCCATTTCGGACTGATGTTGCATGCTGGACAGCAGGTCATTCCGCGTTTTCTTGGAGGCGTAGACCTGAACGATGATCGAGGCAATGGCCGTGCAGATGACACCGAACACGCCTATGAGGGCGACGACAATCTCCTTCGGCATTACCTTCCACCTCCAATCACCCGGACGGCTGCAAGGGCCAGCAGAAGGACGACGGCAGACGGGAGGATGATCTTCAGGCAATGGATCGCGGAGCAGATGAACATATCAGCCCGGACCACGGCCACCTGAATCTGTCTCGTCATGTCCATCATTCCGTCAGCCTCCCGTATTTGCCGCTGACCCATGCGTTCTGGCCCTGATACTCCACCAGCGGCCAGCCGTTGTCGCTGACCTCGCCGCCAAAGGGCAGCTCGGTCCCGCGCTTTGCAACGCCCAGGATCTTGCCGTCCGTGTTGGGCGCGGTCCGGATGTAGCAGTTGCCGCCCTCGATCACGACCTTCCTGCCGGCGGTCTTTGGCGTGATCGCCTCGATGGCTTCCTTCAGCGCCTTCAGCGTAATCGGGCCGGCCTCGCCGTCCACGTCCACGCCCGCCGCCGTCTGGAAGGCCTTCACGGCCAGCTCGGTGCAGTCGCCGAAATCGCCGTCGCAGCCATAGCGGCCCAAGTCATAATCCAGCTTTGCCAGCATCTCCTGCATAAGCTTCACGTCCGCGCCTTCGCAGCCGTGGCGCAGAATCCGCTCGCCCAGCTCGTAATCCCGCGGCGTCACGGTGCCCTCGTAGGCGCTGCCGTTGGTCAGGGCCACGACGGTGTGACCGGCGGTCTTGGTCACCAGGATGTCGCCCCGGCCCAGATACTGGCTCTGCGCCTGGTACTTGTCGCCACACAATTCGACAAACGCCCCGGTCTTCATCAGGTTCGCGGGCATGTTGCCCGTCCTGAAGTCGCTGGGCAGGCCCAGGATGCCCGCATAGGCGCAGCACACCCGCACCAGCGCCGAGCAGTCCGTCTCGCAGTTGGTGGTCACCTTCGCCGTGTCAAAGCCCAGCGGCTCCGCCACCTTGTAAAGGGTGTTGCGCTGATACTGATCATAGCCGATGTGGCTGTTGGCGCAGGCGCGCTCCATGCACTGGGCGATCTTCTCCGCCGCCGCCGGATTCTTCGCCCGGAACACCCGCCAGCCCTTGCTGGACAGATACCAGCTCTGCGTGGAGACCTCCTTGCCGGTCTGATCCCCCGCCTTGCCGTTGTAGGCCTTGCCGTTTTCGTCAATCCTTGCCGATCCGATCTTTACTGCCATCGTTTATTTCCTCCTGTCTTCCTCATCATTAACCCCGAGCACCGCCACGATCAGCATGCCCAGCATGACGCTGAACGGAACGATGATCGCCAGATACCACGCATCGATCACGCCCATGCCCCCTGCTTCTTAATTACTGGTTCTCACTTTTTGAAGCACTTCTTTGCCACCGTGCCGCCCTCGTCGTTGAGCAGCACCACGGTATGCTTGTCAAGGCCGCTTCTGCGGGCATAAGCGCATTTCTCCAGGAACACCGCCTCCGCCTCAATGGCGTCGGTGTAGGCAATGGGCGGGACGACGGCGGACTGGCCGTTCGTGGTCTGCATTTCAATGATGATATAATTCATGGGGTGATCTCCTTTCTATTCGTTCCAGTAGTCGCTCTCGGGTTCGTTCTCGCCGAAGTAATCGTCCGGCATGATGTCGGATGGCTGCCCATTGATCAGGGCAATGCCGCTGTAAAGCGATTCAAAGGTGCCCCGGTCGATGGCGTAGCGCCCACGGATGGGGTTGGCGATGATCGGCTCACCGTTTGCGTCCAGGCCGCAATACACCACGAAATGATTGTAATGCCACCAAAGGATCGCGGGCCGGTCCTGCCGGTACAGCGCCTCGGCGTGCTCGCGATAGGCGGCCATGTCTGCCAGGCCGTGCGCACGGCCCACGCGCAGCACGTCCGCCGCGCCGCAACCGGCCACGCCCACGCCGCACTCTGTGATCAGCGCGTCAAGGTCGGCCTCGTGGCCGTAAAAAGCAAGCAGCATCTTAAGGCTTACCGGCCCGCAGACGGTGTCCTTTGTCGAAGTCACGGGTTTGATGTCGTACATTGGCGTCCTCCTATCTCAGCGGGTCCACCTTGACCGCATTGGTGGGCAGATCAAAGGTCTTGCGCTTGTCCTCGGCCATCGCCCGGCCCTCCGGGTCAAGGGGCACCTGCTGCAGCTCCTGCTCTCTGGCCTTCTGCGCCTGTATCTGGCGCATCACATTGATGTCCATGCTCATACGTCCTCATCCTCCCACCATGATTCCCACACGATGCTGTCATTGTACATGAGCGATTCCACGCCCGTGCCCGTTTCCGCAAGCCGCATCTGCTCCGGGCTCATGGTCATGATCTGCCAGTTGTCCTCGACGGTGTGCGCGTCGATGATCAAGGGCGAGTTGACCAGATACTGGCAGGACTTGTCGTACTCAATGTCCTTTGTCGGATGGGTGATGTGCTTGACCCAGCCCAGGCGGATGCGCTCCTCGGGATTTTCGTCAAACCACGCCTTCAGCCCAAAGACGTGCCTGCCGGTGATCTTGCCGTCCGGATCGTTCAGCGGCGCGCGCTTTTTGTAGCCCTTTTCGCTCAGCTTTTCATAGTACCATTTTTCCTCTGCCATGACCGTCTCACCTCCTTACGTTACGTCGGGATGTTGCTGTGGGTATTCAGCAGCGACCACATTTTGACGCCGCATAGGTCCGTGTACTGCAGGTCGATCACATTGACGCCTGCCGTCTGGGCCTGGGTTGAGACCGTGCCGATCTTGACGCCCTCAGGCGGCAGCAGCGTGCAGGACACGCTGGCGCTGTACCTGAGCTGCAGCTCGAACCACGCGCCATAGCCATCGTCGGTGACTTCGGGCAGCTCGATCTCAATCGGGCAGTCGATGATCTCCTCCAGCTTGTAGGTGACGTTGCGCGTCATGCCGGTAAACAACACCTTGCTGTGCTTGTAGTAGGTGTCCGCCGGGATGGCCTCGCCCGCCGTCCAGTCCGTGCCCTCGATGGCCTCAACGTACACGCCGTCCGACAGTGTAAAGTACCGACTGCCCGCCACAAAAGCGGTGTCCGTGGTGAGCGCGTAGCTCCACACGCAGCACTGGCTCAGGTCGTACAGGTAAAAGGTGGTTCGATAGTCCAAATTCCGGACCGCAAGGTCGGCGGCGCGGAAATAAAAGGTCTCCGCTGTCTCGCCCCATGTGACCGTCACGGCCTTTGCCATGGCGGCCACCTCAAAGGACACCGCCACGTCCACGTGATCGGCCCCGATCTCGGCGATGTACCCCGCCGCGCCGGTGATCGCCGTCTGACCGGTCACCAGCGCGCCGTCCGGCGCCATGATCCGCGCGAACACGTACCAGCCCGGATCTGTGATGCCGTAGGCCGCGTAGGGCGTCACATCCTCCACCCAGGCGGGCACGCCCACCGCGTCGATGATCGTCCCGGCGCTCAGCGGCGTCTGCCCCAGCGGCCGCACCCGGGCCACCACGGACAGGCCCAGCGCATCGATGCTTGCGGCCGCTGCCGCCATGGCGTCAAACAGCCCCTCGGGCACCTCGCCGAAAGTGATTTCGATCTCCGGGCCGCCCTCGATCGTCACATTTATTTCATCCGCCATACCAAAATGGATCTCGATCTCCGGCCCGCTTTCAAAGACCACATTGATGTCTTCCGGCATATTTACCACCTTTCCCGGACACCATAAATGGTGTCCCTATGGACTCGCATTACCCCGTAGGGACGCCATTCTTGGCGTCCGCACATTTTCCAAAAGCCTTCCCCTTGTGGGGCACCGCGCGCCCGGAAAACAGTCCAGTGGACTGTTTTCAGCAAGGTGGGGGCGGCAGCCCCGTGGACAGGTGGCGCGTCAGCGCCGGATGAGGCATCACCACGTGACATCCTGCGCAATCCGGATCTTCCCGGCGATCGGCGTGTACACATCCTCGCCGATGTTGACCTGCAGGTCGTAATTGTACTGTCCCGCCTCAATTTCAGCCGTATCCTCGGGCGCGACCCGCACCCGGTAATAGCCGTCCACCGCGGGCGTCACCCCGTCGCCGATGCTCTTCTGCACCACGATGGGATCTTCCGACGCCACCTTCCGGATGGTAAACCAGATGCCGGTCACCTGCGCCCCGTCGAGGTTGGTCACCCGCACCCCGAAGGCGAAGGTGTCGCCGCGCACCATTTCAAGATCATGCCGTTCCGCCGTCATGTACTCGCCCCCTGATCCACAAAATAATCAATCCATATATCCGACCACGCCACATTCGCATCCGATGTGCTCGCGCTGAAATCGACAGGGATGATCCTGCTCAAGTTGATGCCTCCTCTCTAGGGTATCCCCACCGCGATCCAGGTCAGCCTCGGCGTCCTGGAGGCGCTGTCGCCGTTAAAAATGCGGGCCGTGAAGCCCGTCTCCGTGATGCTGCCAGGCACCACCGACACGCTGCACCGCCCGAAAGCGCCCGCTGTGGATGATGTCAAAAAGCCCACCACGACGACAGGGGCAACGGAATAGGCCTGGTCGAAGGTGATGGCCACATCCTCATAGCCGCCCGCGGCCACGCTGGTGCCGCCGCTGGGCGTCTGCCCCGCCTGAACATTGAGGATGCCGCCCTCGAAGCGGGCGGGCCAGGCCACCTCAAAGCGCGGGTCGGACGCGGTGCCGGTGGAATACTTGCCGATGCCCACGCCGTAGCCGGACCCGGCGATGTGCAAGGGCGCGGTGGACTTGTCCACGCGGGCCTGGGTGCTGACGGTGAAGTACCCGTTGTCGATGATCAGCTCATAGGTCCAGCTGTCGCCCAGCGGCACGGTCTGGCTGATCATCCCCGCCGAGTGCGTCAGCGTGTAGCTGGTGATGGTCGCATCGGACGAAAACGTCTTGATCAGCGCCCGCTGGCTCTCGTCGTCGCCGGGCCACCCGTAAAGGGCGATGCTGGCCTTGTTGCAGTTCGGCGCGGCCGCTGCCGTGACGCTGACGGCGATGTCCATCCACACGTTGACGCCGGTCACGTCGTCCCGGTACTGGGTCTGGGACTGGTCGTCGATGTAGCTGCCGTAGCGCCGGGGCGTGAACACCGTGATGGTGGGCCGCGCGGTCTGCGGCACCGTCAGCGTCACCGCCACCTCCCGCGTGCCCCTCAGATCGCCGTCCTCGTAGGTGTCCAGGGCCAGCGTGATCTCCCGCGCGGTGACCTTCGCCGTCCGCATGGCTGTGAACAGCGCGTCCGGCACCGCCCAGCTGTAGCTGGTCACCCCCGCCGCCAGCGTGGTGATGTTGGTGCTCGTGCCGTCCACGACGTATCTGAGCGTATGGGTCAGCGTCCCTTCGGCCTCGATGGGATCCACCGTCACCGCCGCCGTCGTCCCGGGCGTGATGGCCGTGGGCGTCACCGTCAGGGCGCTGCCTGCGAGCTCGTAATCGATCGTCAGTACAGCTTTGGTGACATTGAGATAATTCGTGCTGTAGTTGCCGCTCGATGCCGTTTCCGGCGCATGAATGACCAGGGCGGACGTGCTGCCGCCGGTGATCCACGCGGCCATGGCGGCGAACACCGCCGCATTGCTGGTTTCAGACAGCGTGATGGTCTCATCGGTCAGGCGCCCGGCGCTCGACAGCGTGACGGTGCCCAGGCTGTCCCCCACGGCGGCGCTGCCCTTGCCGCCTGCGCTGTTGCGGGTGGCAGTGTGCAAATAAAGCACCTTGCCGGAGCGGGACGCGCCCGCGTTGCCAAAGGTGAGCTTTAATTTCACCTGGCTTATGGCCTGGGCGCTCCAGTCCACATTATTGCGCAGGGAGCCGAACACGATCAGGCCCACGCGCTTGTCAGACCCCCATGCGCCCTGCATGGCGTAGTCGCTGGACCAGCTGCTGATGGAGGGCGATGCCGCGAAGGCCACCTTGCTGCTGTTGACGGTCAATGTGCTCATTGGTCGTTACACCTCCGGGATGAATACCAGGCCGCCGTCGGCGCTTCTGCGCTGCACGATGCAGGGCGTGGCCCTGAGCGCGCCCACGCGCACCTCCTCGACGGCCAGCTGGCGCTTGTAAAAGCTGGCGATCTTCTCGCCGTTCTGCTCGATGTGATAGCCCACCTCATCCACCAGGGTGCTGTAGGTGCTGCCGGGGACGCTCTGGCGCATGCCCTCGTCGGCGGTGATGGTGATGTACCGCGTCAGCTGCGTGGTGGTCTCAAGGGCGTCGTCCGCCGCCGCCTGGGCGCGGTCCGCGGCGCTCTGGGCCGCCGCCGTGGCCGCTTCCCCATCCTCGGGCGCTGCCGTCCAATCGGTGGGCTTGTCGCCGAATTCAAGCTTCCAGCGACGCGTCTCAATGGGGCAGGTGGTCTTTGCCCGGCCGACGTACACGCTGAACACCAGGTCGTCCGCGCCCTCATCCTCCAGGATGGATTGTTTGCCCAGGGTGATCGTATCGGGCACCACGATGTTGAGCACGTACCGGCTCCATCCGGGCTGCTGAGGCAGGTATAGACGCTGATAGACGTCGTTTGCCGACGCAACGGCCACATTCTCGCGGCTTTTCAGCTGCAAGGCGCTGTATAGGTTGATCGTGTCGGTGCCGTACCCGGCGGGGCTTTCGATCTCTCGCACGTCGACGGAAAACACCAGCCTTTTGCCGCGCAGGTCGCCCAGCGTGAAGCGGGTCTTGTATTTGGCATAGGCCGCGGCGCTGGTGGGCGTCAGGGTGATGATGTCGCCGCTGATCGTCGATCTTGTCAGCACCAGATCCTCCGCCTCGGGCTCAGCGGTGTGGAGCAGCAGGTTTCGCCCGCCGATCTCCAGGTTATCCACGCTGTCCTGGGCGGCTTCCGCCGTGCTCTGGGCGGTGGCCGCTGCCGTGACGGCGCTGTTCGCCGTGCTCTGCGCAGTACCAGCGGCGGTCACGGCGCTGTCGGCGGTGCCCTGGGCCGTGGCGGCGGCGGTCACGGCGCTGTCGGCGGTGCCCTGAGCCGTGGCCGCTGCCGTGACGGCGCTGTCGGCGGTGCCCTGGGCCGTCGCCGCCGCCGTGACGGCGCTGTCGGCGGTGCCCTGGGCGGCAGACGCCGCCGAAGCGGCCCCATCCGCCGTGCTTTGAGCGGCAGAAGCTGCCGACGCGGCGCTGTTCGCCGTGCTTTGAGCATTTCCGGCGGCGGTCTGGGCACTTTCTGCCGTCCCCTGGGCGGTCGCTGCCGCCGACGCGGCATTGTCCGCGGCGGTCTGGGCGGCGGCGGTGGCCGCGTCCACATCCTCGGGCGCTGGCGTCCACGCCGTTGCCTTGCTGCCGGTCTCCAGCTTGATGTTGCGCAGCTCAATGTAGTCGCCCGCGGCGGTGTAGAGCGCGGAGTGCAGACTGCAGGAAATGCCGATGTAGATGGCCACGGCGTCCCGGGGCACCGTGAAGGTGGCCTCCACGCGCCCGGTCATCACCTGGCCCATGTCCGCCCGGGTGATTGCAGCGATGTCCTTTTGCTCGATCAGCGAAAACGCGGACGCGCCGTCGTGCTTTGCCCTGAAGACGAACTGCATCACATAGCTGGCGTCGTCCGGGGCCTCTGCGCAGTCGGAAAGCGCCTTCCAGCTCATATCCGCCGAAAAGGTATAGGTCTGACCGGCGGTCAAGCCGTGCATGTTCATGGAGCTATTGGCGCTGTTGCCAAAGTAGATGTACTGATAGTTCAACGCCGATTCCGTCACCGTCGCCCTGAAGCCGTGCTCCGCCGTGCTGGCGGTGCCCCTGATGCCGGTGTTACTCTGCTGGCCTGCCAGCCTGGGGCGCTTCGCTGCCGTGGACACGTCCGGGTGCAGGGTGTTGATGATCATGTTCCGCCCGCCGATCTCCAGGGCGTCCACGGCGCTGCCGATCTGCATCTGGATGATCTGATTGTTCGCAATCAGAGACGTGTTCAGCCTGTCGATGAACGCCTGGCGGGCGATCAGCTGATCCACATCGATGCGGGCGGCGTCGATGGCGTTGATCAGGGCGTAGGTGCCCAGCAGGTTGCCGGTGGAGAGGTTCGCGGCGGTGATGTCGGTGCCCAGGATCACGCGGCCCGCGTCCGTCTGCCCGGCGTCGATCTCCTCCTCGGTCACGGTGGCCGGGGTGGCGCTGACGGTGCCGTCCGCCGCCACATCCAGGGCGTAATAGCTGCCGTTTGACGCCTTGACGCACAAGTTGCCGATGGCGGCGCTGGCCATCTGGGCATAGGCGACGCGCAGGTTGGTGATGCTGACGGTATCGCCGACGCCATATTCCAGATTCATGGCGTTTGCCACCAGATGGCGGACCGTGGCACGGTCAAAATTGCCCGTACCGGCGCACAGCACGGCGATGTCGGCCAGCTGCGCCGCAAGGGTATCGGTCTGGATGCCCTGGGCGCTGATATTCGCCGCTGTCAAGTTGAGCATGTGGGCCACGCTGGCCACCAGCTCGTCCGTGGTGATGGTGCCCGCCGTCAGCGCGCCGATGTGGGCCGTGATGGCGCTCAAGGCGTTCGCCGACAGCTGCTCCACCGCCGCCGTGTCGATCTTGGCGTACTGCACGCTCAGATCCCGAAGCACGCTGCCGTCCGCGCTGTTCCTTGCGATCTTTGTGCCCGATACGCCACCCGTGGGCAGCTGGTAGGAGAACACCTTCTGGGTGACCTCCTGCACATCGCCAAGCTCAAGGGATTCATACTGCCCCGACAGGCAGTTGAATTTGAAGCCCACGACTTCGACCTTTGCCGACACCCCGATCAGGCTGTCGATCACCGTCACGGTATCCCCCAAAAACACCGACTGCAGGCCGGCCCAGGTGGAATCCCCGCTGTTTTCAAGCAGGATGAAGTCCACCTTCAGACCGTAGCTGGCAAGGTCCGCGCCGTTTTCGTCAAACTCCGCCTGCGCAAGCTCAAGAAGCTTCGCCCGCGCGGCGCTGTTGCTGGGGAAGGTCTTCTCCCCGTCCGGATCCTTGTCAACGACCTTTACGTCGTAATCCTTCATCTGGATCCGTGGCGCCGGGTATTCTGCGATGTGGCTGCTGTCCACCCCGTCGCCCTTTGCGCCGGTGCCTCCGGTGATGTACAGCGGATCCCCGTCCTTGTTTTTGCCCCGCGGGATGATGCGCGTCACGACGCCGGATTCGTCGGTGGTCACCTTCACGCCCTTGAGATTCTTCCCGCGGCGGATGGTCACGCCGGTGTCGCGCTCGGTGTCCGGCAGGATCCATACGTCGTAATTGTCCAGCACCAGCCGCGCCCCGGCCTGACTGAGGACACCATCGTCCCCGTCCAGCATGCACTCAATGGGATTTTTGAAGCCGTAATCCCCGTCGATCTTTTTTGTGATCTCATACGGGATCCGAAGCACATGCTCCGGCGTCACCGAAAGCTTTTGCCAAATCGCTTGAAGCGCCGTCTGGGCCGGCACGGCCTCGGGCGCGTAGTCCTCTCCCACCAGGTTGTACTGCAGGTCGTAAAAGATGTGCTGCGCCTTTGCCGTCACCGTACCCTTGTCGGTGTCCGGCTCGACGGAATAAATGCGCCACAGCTGATGATCGCTGGGCCGCAGCTGGATGGCGCGCTTTGAAGGCGCGGCCTGCTCCCGGGTGACCTGCTCCGTGATCGACTCCACATAGGTCAGATACCCCGAGTACATCCAGCCGGTCTTGCCGCCCTTTTGCACCGTGACCTTGTACCAGCTGCCGTCCTGCCCGATCTTCACGACCCGGACGCCGTTTTCGTAGGCATCCAGGATTTTGTGATTCGTGCCCGGGCCGCTGCGAAGGCGCAAATGCGAATTGACCCGCACCCGGTACACCTCGCGCTGGACCGTCACCGTCTCCGTGGCCGGCACGCTGACAGATACCTCATACTCCGGATTTTCCCGGCTCGGCACCGGCGCGCGCACGATGGCTCCGCACACAAGCAAGGCCCACCGATTCGTCGAGTCGATGGGCTGCTCAAGTTCAAGGTCCGTGTAATGACCGTCCGCGGCGCTGGCCACGCACCTTATCGGCGTCAGCGCCCCTAATCCGTTTGTGGAAAAGTCTGTGCAATCTTGTGGATAAATGGTGATCATTACCAATCCCTCCACCTGGGCGCGATCACGATCCGCGTCACCGTCCCGCCCGGCTCATCCTCCACCGCGCCCCAGCTGACCGCGCTGGCCCCCGGCTGGATCTCAAAAAACTCCCCGGTCACATGTCCGTTGAGAAGCCCTGCGCCGTCAAGCGTCAAAGCGTCACACAACTGCGAGTCCAGGATGATCCCGTCCTCGATGCCCCGCAGCGTCATCAGCTGCCCGCCGACCCGAAGCGCCACGCTGCCCGACCCGTACACGGTGATTCTGGGCGCGCTGGCCGCCGTCCCCGGATTGTTGACGATGGTCCCGGACTCGGTGATCTCGATGTCCTGGACATTCAAATGATAAGCCCAGGGCTGCGCCCTGAAGGACACCGGAAACGTGCGCACATCCCGGGCGGCGATGACCTTTGTCATCTCGATCTGATTGGAGACAACCGCGTCGTATTCCCGGTCGGGCCGGCTTGCGAACCGCGCCCGCCCGGATCCGTGCAGCCATTTGATCACGTCGCTGATGGCGGACGGCTCCATGAGCGCCAGCGTGCAGTTCATCGTCATGTCCTCCCGCACGTTGTCCCCTTCCTTGAGGATCACCGTCCCGCTCCTGCCGGCCACCTTTTCAAAGGTCAGCTTTTCCTTGGCGCTTGTCACCGGCGGCTGCTCCACGCACACGCAGCCCATCTCCCGGCAGTCCACGCCCTTCCAGATCATCCAGTCGTTGACCATATCATATCACCATCCCGCATCCCCGTAGGGACGCCATTCTTGGCGTCCGTGCTACCTATGCCCTGACGCCATCTGCGCCCGTCGGCTGATGCCGGCGATCTCATACGCCAGGCTTTCCACATCCTGCCGGTCGCTGACCTTCAGCTCGCCGACATTCAAATTCACGCTGTTGTTGTTGTTCGTCGTCTCCGCGGCCGCGTCGCTCGCCCGCCTGGCCCCGCCGTAAAGCGCGTCCAGGTCGTCGTTCAATAGACGCTCGCTCACCTTCGGCCAGTGCTCCATGCCCTTTTCCAGGCCCGCGCCGAACATCTCGGTCAGGTTCGCCGCCACCCTTGACGGGCTGTGCTCGTCCCAGGCCACCCGGAACGCCTCGGTGATCTGGTTGGCCGCCTGCCTTGCCTGGCTCACGATCTGCCCAATCCGCCCCGCCAGGCCCCGCTGCAGGCCCTGGCCGAACTGATCGCCGATCACCTGGCCCTGTCCGCGCATGCTCCCGAAGGCGCCGGTGACGTTCGCCGCCACCGTAGCCGCCGCCGCCGCAAAGCCAAACTGCGTCATGCCCAGGGCGATGCCCTCGCTGACGCCCTCGCCGGTGGGGATCATCACCTTGGCCGGGCTGTTGATCTCCATGGCGCCGTCCACAGCCGCCTGCAGCGCACCCTTCACTTCCTCGGCGGTGCCGGTCCATCCGAACTTGGCCATGCCCTCGCTGATGCCCTCTGAGATGCTCTCGCCCTGGCCCGTGTATTCCTCGGCGGCGGTAATCATGTCGATGACCTCCTGAAGCCTTTGGGCGTACTCCGCTGCCTTGTCCGGATCCAGCTCCCCGCTCTCAAGCGCCGCCATCAGATTCGCCGCCTCCGCGGCGATCTCTTCGATGCGCTCCTGATTGTACTGAAAGCCCTCATACTGGCTGGCCAGGTAGCCGATCCGCTCGTTCAGCGCTGCCGTCAGCGAGGCCTCGTCCATGCCGTTTTCGTTGTACAGATCTCCGGATTCATGCAGCTCCTGGAGCTCTTTTTTGAGCTCCCGGATCTGACCCAGCGCGTTGGAGATGTCGGCCATGACCTTGCTGTTGTCCGCGCTCATCCATTCAAGCACCGTGCCCTGCAGCGGCCCGTTGTCCTCGTTGGCCTCCCGGGTCGCGGTCACCGCCTCTTCGCTGCCCACCTCCGGCGTGATGATCACGTGCAGCGTGCCGTCCTCGTCCATCACGCACACGTCCTGGGCGGTGATCTGGCTGACCACCGTCGGCGTCACATCCAGCGGCAGGCCGTCTGCGCCGTACACGGCCAGCTTGCCCGTGTCAAACGCCTCTTTGAGCTTGCCCTGCCAGCCGCTGCCCAAGCCCACGCCCACCTTGGCCTCAAGCCCGCTCTTGTTGACGCTGTTGTTGGCGTTGAAGGCCGCGATGGCCGACCGGTCCAGCGGGTTCAGCTTGATCTTCGCCGCGGCGGTGACGTTGGCGTTATTGACCGTGTAGGTCTTGCCTTCTCCGTCCACGCCCTCCAGGGTGGCCTCGGCCACGATCTGGCCGTTCTCCACCCGGTAGGTCTTCCCGTCCTCGCACGTCACCGTCGCCAGGGTGCCGTCCGCCAGCACGGTGGCGCTGACGACCCTGTAGACCTTGCCGTCCTTGCCCGTGATCGTGCCCACTTCGCCGTCCACGCTGGCCTTGACGCCCGTCACGGTATAGGTCACGCCGTCCGCGCCGGTCACCGTCGCCAGGGTGCCGTCCGCCCGCACGTCCGCGTCCGTCACGGTATAGGTCACGCCGTCCTCAGTCGTCACGCTGGCCAGCTTGCCGTCCGCCGTCACGGTGGCCCCGGTCACCTGATAGGTCACGCCGTCCGCGCCCGTCACGGCGCCCAGGGTGCCGTCCACGCTCACGGCGGCTCCGCTCACCTGATAGGTCACGCCGTCCGCGCCCGTCACCGTGTTCAGCACGCCGTCCACGCTGGCCTTGACGCCCGTCACGGTATAAGTCACGCCGTCCGCGCCGGTCACCGACGCCAGGGTGCCGTCCGCCCGCACGTCCGCGTCCGTCACGGTATAGGTCACGCCGTCCTCGGTCGTCACGCTGGCCAGCTTGCCGTCCGCCGTCACGGTGGCCCCGGCCACCTGATAGGTCACGCCGTCCGCGCCCGTCACGGCGCCCAGCGTGCCGTCCACGCTCACACTGGCCCCGGTCACCCGGTACACGGTGTTCGCCTTGGGGTTCACCGCGGCCAGCTCGCCGTTCACCACCGCCGCGCCGCTCACCGTGATGGTGCTGGCGTCCACCTCGCCGATCTCCGCCTGCGCCTTGATCTTTTCAAGGCTGCCGCCCTCGGCAAACTCCGCCCAGTCCTGGGCCGCCTGGGTCATGTCCAGGCCCACCAGCACCCGCTGGATCTCCTGGGGCAGGGCCTCCCCGAACATCTGGGCGATGCCCTCAAGTCCCTCCGTCTGCTTGGCGATGTCCCGGATGCCCTCCACCATGGTCATGAGCCCGTCGTAGTCAATGCCCAGATCCAGCAGCTGCTCGTTGCTCATGCCGGCGGCCTTGAGCTGCTCCACCAGCGCCAGCATGCTCGTCAGCTGCCCCTCGTCCAGGCCGATCTCCTTAAATTTCGCCTGGATCTCCGGCAGCGTCTTGCCCTCCAGGTCTCCCATCAGGGCCGCCAGCTGCCGCACCTGTTCCACCTGCTCGGTGTAGCCGCCGGCCTTCCAGGCGTCCACGCCGGCCTCGCGCACGGCCTTGTCGTAGGCGGCCTGGCCCTCGGCGCGCTGCTCGTTGTAGCGCTGATTCAGCGCCATCAGCGCCTCCGTGCGGGCCGTCTCGTCCTCGATCAGCTGGATCTGGGCGTACTCGGCGTCATAGCTCTGGTCCACGGCCTCAAGGTACGCCCTCCGGCCCTCCACCAGGGCGTTCATGGCGTTGCCGTACACCTCGCTGCTGGCGTCGCCGCCGTTGGCCCTGGCCCGCTCCACCGCCGCCTGCATGCCGGTCACGATCTTGTCGTAGCCGTCCGAGGCGTCCGCGAAGCTGTACTTGAGCTCGATCTCGCTGCGCTTTTCGAGGATCTCTTTGAGCCGCGCCTGTTCTTCCTCCGTCAGATACCCGTTCTGCCGCTTCTTGAGCAGCGCGGCCACCTCGTCGTCCCAGGCCTCTAGCTGTTCAAGGTCCGCCTCCATGGCGGCCTGCTGCTGCGGCGTCAGGGCGTCGTATTTGCCGAGGAACTGGCTGTAGTCCTCCATGGCCTTCCGGACATCATCGCTGCCGCTGGTAAAGCCCTCCGTGAACTGCCTGACGATCTCGTTGGTCTCGCTCTTTCCGTCGGTCCAGACCTTGACAAGCTCGTCCATCCAGCTCTCGGCGGCCGCAAGGGTCTCCTGCCCCTGGCCCGTGAAGTCGCTCTTGGTCAGCCCGTACAGCGATAGCGGATCGCCATTGCCGGTGTCGTACAGCGTCGTCGCCTGCGTCTCCACCCAGCTCTTGGCCTCGGCGTTCAGCGCCGCCACCGCCTCCCGGGCGGCCTTGGCCCCGCTTGCCATGTCCAGAAGCTTGTATCCGGCATAGAGGGCGCCCACAGCCAGTCCGGCCATGCCGGCCGGCCCCATCAGCCCCGACAGCGCCTTGAGCAGTCCGCCGCCCTCGGCCGCGCCCTTTGCCATGGTGCCGGCAAAATCGGCGATCTTGCCCGCAACGCCGCCGATCAGGTTGTTGGCCTTTCCAAGCATCGTCAGCGCCGGCCCCACCGCCGCGGCGTAGAGCGCCCACTTGACGATGCCCTCGCGGGTGCTTTCGTCCAGCGCCGAAAACTTTTCGATCACGCCGCTTACCGCGTCCATGCCCTTTTCGAGTATCGGCAAAAGGCTCTTGCCAAAATCCATCGCAACGCGCTGGGCGTTTTTGCCCATCATCTGCATGCGGCTGGCCGTGGTGTTATAGCGCACGCTGGCCTCGTTGGTCAGCGCGGTGTTTTCGCGCCAGGCGCTGTTTGCCATGTTGATGGACCGCACCATCAGATCGCTGGCCCCGCTGGCGCGCAGCAGGGTGTCCCGAAGCCGCGTCTCCGTCACGCCCATCTGGTCGAGCATCACGATGGCGCTCTCGCTGCCGCTGGACAGCCCCTCGACGAACCGGATGAACGTCCCCGCGGCGTCCTCTGAAAACGCCTGCCTGAACTGCTCGCTGGTCATCCCGGCCACCCGGGCGTAATTCTCAAGGTCCTCGCTGCCGGTCTCCACCGCCACCTGCATGCCCACGATCGCCTTTGAAAAAGCGGTGCCGCCCGCCTGGGCCTCAAGGCCCAGGGAAGACAGCCCGCCGGCGATCCCAAAGATCTGCTGGTCGGTCATCCCGGCCTGCCTGCCCGCGGCGGCGATCGCCGTGGCGAAGTCCACGATCTTGGATTCGGTGGTGGCCAGGTTGTTGCCCAGCTCCACCGTCACGGATCCCAGCCGCGCGATGTTCTCCTGCGGCATCCCGGTCACGTTTGCGTACTGGGCAAAGGCCGTGGCCGCGGCGTCCGCGGTCAGGTCGGTAGTCTCCGAAAGGTCGGCCATCGTCCGGGTAAAGCCCGCCACATTTTCAGTGGCGATGCCCAGCTGCCCCGCCCCGGCCGCGATGTCGGCCAGCTCGTCAAAGTCCGTGGGCACCTCCATGGACAAAAGCGTCTTCTCCAGCTGCGCCAGCTGCTCGTCCGTGCCGGACACGGTCTTGCGCACGCCCGCAAAGCTGCTCTCCCAGTCGATGGCGGCCTTGCCCGCCGCCACGCCCGCGGCCAGGATCCCGGCGGACACCTTTGAAAGGCGCTTGCCCGCCGCCACCTGATTCTTGCCGGCGTTCTTGGCCGCCTCGGAATAGCCCCGAAGCTTTTTCTCGGCGTCCGCCCAGGCGTCCGCGTGACTCTTGAGCCGCGCCTGGGTCTGGGAAAGCTGCTCCCGCAGCTGACCCTCTGCGACCTTTGCAAGGTTCTGCGCCGCGGTGAACTTCTGCACCGCCTTTTCGCTGGTGATGATCTTTTTCTCGCTGGCGGCAAAGGAGCGCTCAAGGCTCTTGATCTCCTTGTCTGTGCCCTCAAGCTCCTTCTGCAGGCCCGAAAGCTTTTCGGCCATCTGCTGGTAGGCCTCGCTGTTTTCGCCCCCGGCCGCGCGTTCGGCGTCCATCGCGGCGGTCAGCTCTTTGATCTGGTTCTTCAGGTCGTCCCGCTTCGCCCGTGCTTCGGAAAGCTTCTGGCCCTCCTTTTCGTGCAGCGCCGTCATCTCCCGGACCTTTTTTGACGCCTCCTGGATGGCGACCCCGTACCTCTGCACCGCCTGCTGCTGAAGCTGCACCTGCTGCTGGAGCATCTGCGCCTTGGCCCGGGTCTCATCCAGGCTGCTTGAAAAGCCCCCGGCCTCCATCGCCGCCGCCTGAAAGCCCGAATCCAGCAGCTTTATCTCGTTTTTGATCGCCTGAATCTGGCTCTTTGTATCGCCATGTTCAAACGACAGCCTTACCGTCAAATCCTTTACGCTCTCAGGCATCGTCAATCACCAACCTTCATCATTTCCCGCCGTAGGGACGCCATAGCGTCCGGCGCAAGCCGGACTGAGGGGCCGGTCATCGGCTGACCGCGCCCCGAAACCCGCGCTTGCCGTCAGGCAGTAGCGCGGGGCGTCAAATAGCGTCCGCGTCATATCCCCAAATCCAACATGCTGACCTGCGCCGTCTCCCGATCCAGGCGCGCTCGCGCCTTTTCGTAATAGATCTCGTCGATCTCAAATCCCCAGTACTCCAGCCCCGCCCGATGGCAGGCGATCAGGCTCGAAGCGCTGCCCACATGCGTGTCCAGTATCTTGTAGCCAGGCTTTGCGTACAGCTTCAATAGCCACGTGTACAGCGCCACCGGCTTTTGTGTCGGATGCCACCGCTCGCCGGGCTTGCCCATCGGCGCCATCCTGAATATCTTTGCGTTTCCGGGTATGCTGTTCCATGCGTATTCCGCCATCGCCATGCTGAAATTCTCCGACTGGCATTTATCCCAGACGACAAAATTTCTCGACGGCGGCAAACCGAAATAATTCCCGCCCCAGATGATTTGTCTGCGTGAGACGCGAAACAATTCCCTGAAGTAATCGTCCCCTGGAGCCACGTCCCACGCTATGATTTTTTTGCCGAATTTTGCCGCCCAGGTGCCCCCGGTTCTACCGCATCCGGCCACTTGCCGTGATACCCCCCCGTCTGACTCTGGAAGTCGCACCCCCCCCCGGATATTTTCGAGGGGTTGTCCGTCCGCATCTGGGTGTGGTACTTGTACCGGTCGAATCTCTGGCCGAACCGGTTCCATCTTGTATCGGTCGAACAGGCCGCCGAATCTGCGCCCCCCCCGATTTTTT